ACGATTGCGCCTTTTCCCTCGTTGTAAAGCGCAGAGACACCGAAATTCCACCCGTTGACCTCGCCATAGTGGCTGGACACGGACTCTGTCAGTTCGCAGAGTCGCTTGTTGTCTGGATCGCCGCCAATCCACTTACCGTAAGCGTAGGTGAGATGTCGGCAAAGGTACTTGCCCTTGCCGACGATGCTGGTCGTGAATTCAAACCATATCGGCTCGCCCAACACAGCGGAAGCCGCAGCGTCAAAGACCAACGTGCGGTCTGGCAGATGGATGATGAGGTGCTGATGCGCCTTGTCTACGCGCACATCCATTTCCACGGCCGCTAGTTCCGCTTCCGTGTATTCCAAGAGAATCGTGTCGATCTCCTGAGTAGCGAGCTTCTGAGTATTTCCGTTGGCGACCAAGTAGATGCTGGGCGCCTCGTTGCGCCCTGATCCAAGGAAGGCGATGGACTCGACAAACTTTGCACAAGCGTAGGTTCCGACGGAGCCGCGCTGAACTTGCGCCCCGGGCACACGCTGGAAAGGGAACAGGGTTCCGCCGATGTTCTGAAAAACCTCGATGGTGTACCGGCCGATTGCGTAGACCTCGCCCCGTTGCTTTTCAATCGACATGATCGGATCGGGGTCGGTTTCCGCGCTGCCGTACTTGAGCGGGTTGACGGCGAACGGGTCATCCAACTCAGTGACGACCAACGACGTGCCGTCAGTCGTCATGAAGTACCCGTCTACCCAGATCATGTCAAGCGCATCACCCAAGTCTGCATCCACGACTTGACTGAGGGCGTCCCCGTCCCAGTAGTAAAGTTTCTTGCCGGACGTAAAGGCGAGCCTGTCGAACGAGTAGTCAAACGTCACTGGCCCACCGTCTGCCACCGTGGCAAGCGTGGAGATCGTTCCATCTTCATCGACGCGCACGAGCGATGTTCCCATGACACGATGCAGCTTCCCGTTCCAGACGATGCCACCTCGATCAATTCCCGGGGCCGTGCCTCCCAACTGCACCAGACCATCCGCAGGGCGCAGGTATCCGCTGGAGATGCCTGATGCCTTGGGGACCGGGACGAGGTTGCGCGGGAGCGAAGTTCTAAGGTTCGTTCCGCTGGCGAAAGTCCCGGACAGGATAGAAACTTGCATGTCAATACGACTGGTAGTCCGTGCCGTCGAAGATGATCCGGCGCCGGCCGTTGAGGAGCAGCGACAGTGTAGACCCCAACGACAGGCCGGCAATGGTCAAGCCGAACAGGCCTAGCGATCCTTCCATCGCAATCTCGAACTGACAGCCGGGCCATGCCCCCACTTTGGAAGGCGTGATGGTGCGGTTTGCCGTCATCGTGCCCGTCAAGCGAAGGACCGAAGGCGAACGCAGAGGAAACAGCGTCATGTCCTGATTGGACGAGACAGGCATGGTGTTCATCCACAGCGGGCGAACCGGCTGCCAGAAGTACGTCGATCCGTAGGCGGAGCAAAGCACCAGATCGGTCTTCTCGCCGAACAGATCGGTAAGCCGTGCGTATTGGCCGACCATGTCCGCGCTAGGCACAGGCAGGCCACCAGGCGAGCCTTGAGCGATTGCGGTGGAGTAAGTGCCCGGCATGATGGCCGAAGGCGAAAATCCCGAAATGTCCACGTTCTGCTCCTTCAGGTTTAGGTGCCCCAGGCCGCATAGCCCGAAGGAATGGGGAATGTGAACTGCGAGGCGAACGTCCTGAGACGCGCAGAGCCGCCGGCACTGTTCGACACGGCTGCGTAAATGTCCGCACCACCAGGGCTTGAGAAGCCTCCGGTGTCCGTGAGCGGGTTTTGCCCAGAGCCGAAAGAGCCGTTCTTGGAGAACCACACCTTACCGCTGCTTCTGTTCAGGCACACACCGATCACATCCCCGGCAACTGCAGCAGTCAATCCCGAGTCGCCAGTACCCGAGCCGGCCGCCGTGTAGGCTGTGCCGTTGGACGCGTTCAGGCCGAGTGATCTGTCGGTGCTGCCGATCCAGTCTTCCATTGACGCCAGTGCGTTGCAAACACCGATCAAAGACCCGGTGTTGACGGCCACCAACTGAACCTCGAAGTAGGAGTTGCCAGAGATGGCCGACTTGCTCTGCACACTGCGAGATGCCCGGTCGGTGGCCGACGAGGTCATTCGCACGTTGTTTTCGGACAGCGTCACAAGCGTGCTGGTGTTCGCTGGGTCGAATGCGGGCAATTGGACGATCACTGAGGAATCGCCAAGCTTCTGCGCCTTGCGTTGACGCCGGACGCCAGAGATGGAGCCCACTCGCACGTTAGGTCTCCGTGGCGGTCCAAGCCTGCCCTGTGGTCGCCCCGACGACCGAGATCGCCCGGTTCGTGGCAACTGCAAAGGCTCCGCCTGCAACGACGCGGTAAGAGCCGGCCGCGTTGGCCGCTGCCGTGCCGCCGATCTCGTTGACCCACAGGTCAGCCGTGCTGATGTTCTGCGCGGTCAGCGACGTGCGGGCTGCGTTGGCAGGCGCGAGGGTCTGAGCCGTGCCGCCCGTCGTGATCGTGCCAGAGCGGTCGGTGCCTGCGGGCAGAGCAGTCGATGCGCTGCCGCCCGTGGAACCTCCGCCGATGTAGACGACTTCGGCTTGCGTGCCGTCGCCCATGTCTTTGTAGCGGATAGAGCGATTGCCGCCTGCGGATTGTGTGATGTCGGGCATGGTGTTCCTTGGTTTAAATCTCTAGGCGCAAATGTAGCTATGCGTGAAACGCAAGTTGTCTCCAGCCACCCAAGCGCGAGAATTTGCTGATAGGTTTGCTAAAGCGCCAGCGGCATTCACATAGTAAAGCTCAACCTTCTGGCCTCCGGGGGATGTGCGGGCACTTAGCTGGAAATTTGTCCCGGCTCCGCATTGTGTGAACCCGCCGCCGCTCGCTTGGACCATAGCAGCGGCGTCGAGCTTTGGTTCAGAAAACGCCCAAACGCCGGCGCCTACGCTGGTTGTGGACCCAATTGTTAAGTCAACAGTGATCGTAATGCGGTTCCCGGTGCGGTCGAAGAATCCTTTGAGGGTGCCGTTACCCAAGGAGGGCGCTGTGGTTGAGGCCGTCCACGCAGGCGCATAGGCACGACTCTTGATTTCGACTTGGCTGCCTGTGCTGTTGTCGGTGATGTCGAAGCTGGGAACTTCGCAATCAAACTTGTGGTTTACTCCCTCAATAATGACAGGGCTGGCGAATACGCAAGTGCTCAGTTTATTTGATCCGCCTTTTATTGTTACTGTGCCGCCTGCGGCTCCAATACGAACACTGGTCATCAAGACCTTGGCGCCCGAACTGCCGAAGATGAGGCCGTTGGTATAGCCTCCGGTCACGTAAAAATCATTGCATCCGCCGAAGTCGTACAGAGTGCAGCCACCAGACTCAGCACCAATGAAGTGCCGGCTGGTCGCCCCAGTATCCGCGCCAGTCACCGCAATAGCAGCCCGTGCGCCGGGCGCGGCCAGCGTGTAGTAAGTTGATGCTGTGGAAACGAAGCCGGTTCCGCCGTTGGCCTTGAAGTCTAAGCACAAGCCGGTTGCGCCATTGGCATTTTTGATCTCTATCCCGTCATCGCGGGCGCCGAAAGATCCTGCATTGAAAACGCAACCAGTACCCGTGTAAATAGTGCCGTTCAAGTCGATTGTCAATCCGCGCAACTCGGATTGAGCCAGCCTGTTAAAAACCACGCCATCCCCGATGACCTTGATGATCGTCTTGCCCCGTCCTGCCCCCTGCAACACGATGCTTAGGTTTTGCCCGTTGACAAGAGGTTTATAAGGAATCACGCCAGGAGGCAAATAAAGAGTATCACCGCCGCTGGCAACGCATAGCGCGATAGCTTTAGAGAGTGCATCGGCTTGATCGGACACTGATGTGCCAGCACGCAAAGATTCATGCTCGGTAACCGGGATGCGATCAAGCAGAGATTTGCGCTCGGCCATTTTTTGGTTGGAAGGTCGCGCGTAGGTTGCATCATCATCAAGTCCAAATCCTACGCCGCCGCTTCCACCGACTGCCGCCAAGTCCGCCTTCTTCACCGCCCCCGCAACAGCATCAGTAGCGGAATCGGCGGCCTCCTGCGCATCCGTGGCCGCAACCTGAGCCAGTGCCGCCGCAGCCACAGCCGCCTCAACCGGCTCTGCCAATGCTGCTTGAACGATCCCATCCACGGTATCGGTGAACTGCGAAACACTCACCCGCCGCGAGTCCCGGTTGCGACGGGACCAGACCGTGATGAGGTCTCCCGGCTCCAGTTCGTCCGTACCGCTCAAGTTGTCTGGGGTTGCCATTGATCGCCTTAGGACGGGTTGGTGAAGCGGGCAGTTGGCACCGTGTAGTTTGCGCCGCTGTAGATCGCTGCATTGGACACGCGAAGTTCAGACAAGCGAGCATTGAACATGCCCGAGGCGCCGTCGTAGGTACGGTCGAAACTGCCAAACGCATCCACATAGCCCGACAGGCCACCCGTGAGCGGGGTAGTAGCGAGACCAACCCGTGCGCCGTTCATGTAGAGGGCAAGCACGTTGCTGGCTCGCTGCAGGGCGAAATGATAGGCGCCCGACTGTCCGCCGACGATGATGGGTTGCACGGCTGCGGTCTGGAAGGCGATGAAATCCTGTGTACCGTTCTTGGCATAGAGTACGAACGACATGGTCGTGGGGCTCTCTCGGCGGCACTCCACACGGATGCGCATGGTCCCACCTTGGGACCCATCGGTCGAGTATTGGCACACATCGCGGTAGTCATCGTTTGCGATGAACGCGCCTTCGATGGTGAAGTCACCATTGAAAGCAATCGGGGTGTTCGAGGTGATGGCGCAGCACGCACCGACCGACGATTGAGCAAATGCACCTTGGCCGAAGGGAGCGCCAGGCTGGGAGTCGCAGCCAGGGACGCGGTTGTCGCCCCAGTTGTTGAAGGTCGGGCCGCCGGGAACCGAGTTCACCCACACCGCAGGACGGGTGCCGCTTGCCACCTCGCTCAGGTGCAGCAGGGCAATCGTGGACGTGGTAGGAGGGGTAGAGGTGGCCGTGCCCGTCACGAGGGCCGCAGCAGCCTCTGCGCGTACCGTAAGCGCCAGATGTGCGGCGCGCTGTTCAGCAGCAGCAGCAGCCAGCGGGGCAAGGCGGGCATATTGACCCCGCGCGGCTTGATAGGCCGCCTCAGAATCCACGTTCAGATTCGTGACAGCGGTATTGAGGGTGATCAGGTCTGCGTCTGCGATGGTTGCCATGATTTGCCTTAGGAAATGTTAGCCGTGCCGACCCACCACGGGAAGCCGGGGACCGGGAAGGAGCCGCTGTACTCGAACTGGTCATTGCCACTGGTACCCATGCCGAACTGCGGTTTGCCGGGGTACGTTTCCATGCGGATCGGGCCGTAGCGGAAGTTGTGGACGCACCGGCCGACACCGTCAGCAATGGAGCAGGTGTACTGCACCGTGCCGTGGTTGTCGTGGTCTTCCACTCGGACGAGATCCTTGACGCGAGAGTCTTGAAAAGTCCTGCGAATCACGCCCGTGGTGCCGTTGTTCGTGAAGTCCACGAAGACCGCCGCTTTGATGGAGCGGACACCAACCACAACCGACGAAGTGACGTCGTCAGGGACAACTGCTGTGAACCGGGGCTGTGCCTTTTCCTTGATCGGGGCAATCGAGGTCGGGTTGGTGCCGCCCAAGCTGATGGCGTTGATCTGGACGATCTGATCTGGGCTGCCCCCTTGCGGGTAACCGCCGAGGTCGTAGGTGCGCAGCATGCCGTCTTCCGTGGCGATCCATGCACGCTTAGGGGTGTTGCCCAGCGTGTACGGATAGACCAGTGTGGCAGTTGGCTTGCTAGGAAGATCGATCGTCTTGATGACGACGGGCTTCTGCTGCGGCGCTTCGTCCAGCGTGTACGGCCATTGACCAGCGTTGTCGCCGATGTTGGTCGTCTTCATGTAGTTCTCGCGTGACCCGAAATACATGCTGTTCATGTACGTGAACAAGGGCTTGAGGTCGAGGAAGATCGCCTTGGATTCGGTCTTGGAGATGACGACGGCGATGCCTTGGCGCGCGTAGCGGTCGCCGTAGTCGCCCACCGCCCAACGCTGGCGCTGGTCCTCGTAGTCGGTCCAATTTCCGGTGTTGCCGGTGGTCTCGTTGTAACCCGAGCCGTTGAGGTAGCGAAAGCGATGGTGGCCCGTGGTCGCCGTGATTTCAGTGGGCGCCATCATGCCGGGCAAGGGGATGTACCCGAGCACCTTCATATAGGCGAAGTTACCCAAATTGTGCATCCCCGGGTGCGCCGTGCGCCACTCACCCCACCAGCCCTCAAAGTCCTTGCCCCGCGCCCGGTCCGGGTCTTGGTTGGCAATCGTTGCGCCTTCACCAAGGCCCGTGAGAGACACCACAGCGACTTCGCCGCGCAGGTTGATCGTGTCCCACACCGTCACCAGCAGGAACTCGTTGGACGAGGTCACAGCCGCCCCGGTGGGCTTCTTGCCTGCACCCAAATAGGTGAAGGTCTTGTTGGTCATCGTGTTGGCACCGACCGTGCAGATGAAGCCGTCATCAAAGATGCAGATCGTTTCTACCGCCCAACCCGGGCGACCGAAGGCGTGAGCCATCGCCACGGGGTTCTTGACCCGCTTGCCGCGATCCTTCCAATACTTCGGTTCCGTGCCGTCAAGGCCCGAGCCGTAGCGAACCCAGCTCAGTTCAGGCAGCAGCGAGACGACATAGTGGCCGTTGGAGGTGGCCTGAATGTCCGAGACACCGATGCGCGCGTTCGGATCATCCGGGGCATAGGCGATGTGCAGGACGTTGGACGCGAAGTCGCCCGAGTCCTCGTTGTATGTGCCGAGTTGGTAGTTGCGCACGTCGCCGACCGGCATGCGCTTGTCCGGCGGCTTGTACCAAGTGGGCAGATTGTTGATCGCTGCCGAGGGGCTGCCGTAGCGGTAGGCGATGCCAGCCGTGGACGACAGGTCAATGGAGCGGTACTTGGCCGCGTCGATCACACCGTTCGTCGTGATGGAATCGGTGACGCCTGGCACCACGGCGTTGTCTGCGGCTGCGAACGAGTCGCGGGCCTTGGCAGCCATCTTCAGGGCACCCGAGTCCTTCGGATGGATACCGTCGTAGGTGTCATCCAACGTGATCGCGGCTTCCATGTCGATCAGGCCATCGGCGAAATTCTTGTAGTTGGCCCGAATCCAAGTGTTGTATTCGATGCGGCGACTCTCGCGGCTCTGATCCCAGCTTGGCGAGAGGGCGCGCAACGTGATCGTCGAGACCCAGACTTTGTAGCCAGTCGCCCGCCCCTTGCCGGCGAGAGACTGGATGTAGTTCTTCATCGAAGCCACATCGCGGTTGTCTAGCGCCAGGTCATTCGTGCCTGCGCTGCCAACCACCATCGTGTCCATCGTGCTGGCGTTGAACTTCGTTCCGGCGTGGTCGTTGCCGCCGTAGTTGTCGTTCATCTGGTTGAGCGTCGTGCCCGACACTGCCAGATTGAGGACGCGAACGCCCGTCAGGGTGCCGTACTGCGCCGGCCACGGCGTCGGATTGTTGCCCGTGCCCGAGGTGATGCTGTCGCCCTCAAAGACAACACCCTTGGGGATGAATCCAGTTTGAGGCGTCGGCGTCGGCGTCGTGCCCGTGCCCGGGTTGGTCGTAGGAGGAACCACGGTGCCGACTGCGTCCTCGCAGATCTTCACCGCTGCGGTCGTGCGCTTGATCAGATCAGCGATGGCGCCGACGTCTTCCTTGATCTTGGCTTCCCGGCCTTGCACGTCGGAGAGCAGTTGCTTGAAAGACAAGGAGCGGTCGGTCAAGACCTTGTTGAAGGCGGCATTGACGACAGGAACGATAGGATCAGCCATTATTCAGCCCCGAGAGAGATGGTGCGCAGACGCATGGCGCCCGACACTTGGTTAGAGATGGCAATGGCCTGCGTGACGAGCGGATCAACGGTTGAGGTGACCCCGGGGATGAATGCCCAAACGGCCGTCCCATCAGCCAATGCGACAGGCACCTGGCCGGGCAAACGCTCGCCCAGTGGGAGTAAGCGCGTGGTGATGCCAAGGTTTAGGGCGGCGCGTGCCTTCTGTGCATCTGTGAGGGTCTGTGCCCCATCAAACCTCAGTCGGAGATTGAGCCCTTGCAGAAGATCGGCAATAGCAGCCGATGCACCAGAGTCAACCCCAGAGATCTCAGTGCGCAGGCTCTGCTCCAGAGACTCCAGAAACTGCTTAAGCGCCAGGCTGTCCGTAGGATTGCCTAGCAGCGACGCCCAAGTAGATGCGCCCCCACCTCCGCCTCCTCCGCCGCCAGAGGAAATCACCTTCTCTACGAACTCGCTGATCGCCCCGACAGAGGCGCGGCGTGTGCCGCCATTGCGACCCGAAAGGATGATGACTTGATCGTCTTCAGTGACTTTGGCTTGGCTGGTGAGATAGTTGCCGATTGTCATGGTTAGCCTTCGAGGTCCAACAAGCTGTCGGGACCGGCTTGCAGACGATCAACAGGGGGACGGGTGAATCGGCGGTATCGATTGCCAGCACCAGCGGGCATGACGTTGGGTTGGATCTGAGCAGGGGTTGCCATGCACTGAGCCAAGACCATGTCGTAGGCCTGCTTGGCAGGAGCGGTCGTGGTGCGGGGGACTTGCTTGCCATAGCTCGACGCGAGTCGAATAGCGAGGTTCAGGAAGACGGCTTCCGTGAACATATCCGAGATGCCCGAATCCTGATCGGGATCGGCGTTGAGCGGATCAATCGTCATGTTGTAGCCGATGCGGATGCCTTGGCCGTTCCACATCGCCATCATGGCGTCAAGTCGAAGCATAGCGGACTGCTGCTCTTGAGGCGTGATGTCAAAGACGTGACCTGCCAGGCCGATCTCCTCGAATGCTGCCTCGATGATCTGACGCTTGGTGTAGCTCACGCTGTCTCCAGCGATGCAGCGATGAGGGCTCCGAGCTTCTTGTCACTGGTGCGGCCATCGAAGCGAATGCCAAGCTCCGTTGCCTTCGACTCCAACTCTGCGCGAGTGGGAGGAGCAAATTGCTCAGCAACAGCGTCTTCCACCAGCTTGACCACATCCACGACATCGGACGGGGGCTGATAGGCGGCAGCTTCAAGGGGGGTGAGACACCAGCCGGCAGCCAGCATCTCAGGCACGGCACTGGCATCGACGGTCGTGTAATCCACCATGACGCCATGCAGTTCATGCGAGCCAGGGGCACGGTACAGCATCGTTGCTTCTCTCATCGGGGCTCCTGGCGGGGGAATGGGGGCGCCGACCCGAAGGCCGGCGCGAGCGGAAAGCCGCTTACTTGCTGAACAGGGCGTTGACCGACGACACGTCGTTGGTGTGGCCCGGACCTGCGGAGGTCACTTCGAACGGGGACTTGACGCCCAGACGCTCGCACAGAGCCTTGACGTATTCGGTGCGGTTCTTGCCCGAACGCTCCAGTTCCATCAGGCCAGCGACCTTGCCTTCAGGCACAGCCGGCTCAGCCTTGGCATCGATGGCAGCCTTGAAGGCGTCCAGACCCAGATCGACCAGACCAGCCCAAGGCATGATCTCGTGACGGTCGGGCCAGCGGTCGCCGGTCACGTCCGTCTCGGTGGCCGAGCGCGTGGCGAAATTGGTCTGCGCGGACTGCGCGTAGGCAGCCTTGACGCCTTCCTTCTCGGCCTTCTCGCGCTCCGACTCGGTCAGTTCCGGGTAGGTCGTGATATCTTCGGGCTTGGCGCCGCCAGAGACTTCGTTCACGGCGTCCTGCTTCACTTCTTTCTTGGCAGTCATGATTGCTCCTTATGCCTGGTTGAATGCCAGCGAACCGCCGAACATCGGATTGATCAGCGACGTGCCGAAGTCAATGTCCCAACGGTACTTGACCGCGAGGTTGTTGATGTTGCCTTGGCGAACGTAGGTGATGGCGATCCCGAGTTCCGGGGTGGTCGCGCGCATGACGTTCCAGCCGTCATTGGGGTCAACGGTGAACGAACCCGGCAGGAGCAGGAGGTTGTCAGCGACGAAGAACGGGTTCAGTTCAGCGGTGGTGGTGTTGAGCCACGTCACAGCCGCGCCGGTCGCCGGGGTGGCAGACACGTTCTTGTATTCGATCTCAGCCTTGGTCGCGCCGCCGCCCGAGATGATCGCGGGAGCCACGAGGATCACGTTGGCAGCGGGCTTGCCGATGACGCGGAACGTCTGGAGCTGGCCCGTGTCCTGCTTGGTGATCATGTGGATCGAGTTCACACCAGCGATGGTGAACGCGTCGCCTGCCTTGATGCCGGCATAGTTGGCCGACGTCACAGCGAGGGTCGAGTAGCGGTTGTCCACGTTCTCGGTTTCGCCGGTGGCAGCCGTGCTGGTAGCCTTGGGCACCCAGTACTGGTTCGCACCGTTGACGGTCGTTGCACCACCGGCAGCAGCAGCAAGGCGGATCGACTGATCGTTCTTGTACGTCTCGAAGCCTGCGACATCGCCGACGTAAGCCTTGGTATAGGCGTCCATCGAGGATTGCATGCCAGAGGTCTGCGGCTTGGCGAGGTTGGAGGCCATGCCGTTGTAGACGCGCGGCGACAGGAAGGCCTTGCGGTTGCGCAGCGGAATGCCCTGCTCGGTCATCTGAGCATCAGCCAGGGCGATGTCGTCGAAGCCGGTCGGAGCGGTCGTGCGCTTGACGAACTGCGAGCCTTGGAGGGCAGCGGTCGTGAACAGCGCGAGGTTGATGTCCGAAGCCAGCTTGTCGCGGGCAGCGTCACCGTAGTTCTTCAGTTGCAGCGGATCGCGCAGATCCTTGGCCGACATGTTGCCGTTGGCCGACTTGTGGAAGCCGATGCTCACCGGCACAGCCATTTCGGTGATGTCACCGAAGTTCGCCGTCTGGTCAAAGCCGTCATAGGAGGCGGCGATGTTGGGGACGTTGATCCAAGTCTTGTCACCCAGACGCTGCATCTCTTGATCGCCGAAGGGGCGATACTTGCGGGCTGCCTTTGCGATGACGAGTTGGTCTTCGAAACCCTCGATCATCTCATCGAACATCACCCGTTCTTCACGGTTGAAATTGTTTGCCATTGCTGTTCCTGCTTAGGTTTAGGTCATGCCTTCTTCTTTAGCTGAGCCCGATAAGCCGCGATCTTGGAACGATCGCCAGACTTTTCGGCCTCGGCTTCGAGTCGAGCCAGGGTTTGATCCGAGACGCCCCGTCCACTGCCGCGAACGGCTGTTTCAGGGAGCGGCGCTGCTTTGCGAGGGGTAGCCTTCAATTGAGTCTCCAGTTTTCCAATCGCTACAGCGAACTTCACAGGGTCTGAGATGGAAGCGAGTTCTTTCGCCTTCTTCGGGTTCTTGCCGAGCGCGTAGACGAGCATTGCCGGGGCATCTGCTCCCGAGAGAATGATGCCTTGCTGCGTGACAGAGAGGACTTCTTGGGCTTGCGCCTCTGCGTCCTCGAAGTCTCGGACCTTCAGCGAGCTTTTCTGCTTGCCGTAGTCGTCGAGCTTCGTCTGCCATGCCTTTTGGGCATTCGTGGCCTCGTCCCGCTTCTTCTGCTCCTCCGCATCGGCGTTGCGCTTGCGCTCATGCCATTGCGTCAGTTCTGCATCAAAGCGGTCCTCGTCGTAGTCGCATGCTGCCAGCGTGGGCTTGGCGCCAACGGCCTGGACTTGCGTCTGGGCGGGGGCGGCTAGCTTGGCTTCCAGCTCACGAATGCGCTTGGCCTTCTCTCTGTTGTCCTTGCGAACGTCTCGAACCCATTGGGGCGCGGTCTGCTCATCTTCTTCAGGGGTCGGCGGCTCCCCATCTATGTGGACTTCGATCTCTTCCGGTTCTTCCTCGGGTACTTCCGGGGCAGTGTCGTCAGCCACTGGGGCCTCAATCACCTCCTCAGGGTCCACCGGATCGACCGGAAAATTCTCGTCGTCCACTTGCGTTTCTGCCTGCGTCATCTGTCAACCCTTCAATCTCACCTAAGCCGGTGGTGGCAGCGACATGATAGTTATTTCCTATCAGAACGCAAGCCCCATAGCTAGGACATATTTGGAGGCGGTGTGGCAGGCATCCCGCTGGATGGCGTGGGGCTGGCTTGCGGCTGGAGCAGGCCTTGAAGGGCTTGAACAGAGGCGATCTGCGCATCGTTCTGGGTTGCGCCTGCCTCTGCCAGCGTCTTGATGCGCTGAGCCTCCTTGAGGCTTGCCGATGCGATGGTGTCCACCGTCTTTGCACGGTTCTGTGCTGCGCCTGCGGTGGCTTCCTCTGCGGCTGCCATGAGGTACTGCGTGTTTGCGTCCGGCTTGGCATTGGCCTGCTGCTCGGCGAGCATCTTGGCTTCCTCCTCGGTCGGCTTGACGATGCCCATCTGCACTGCCTTGGAGCGCGCAAACTCCCTCAGGTCCGTCATGCCCTCGCCTTCCATGTTCATCAGCGTGGAGAGCAGGAGGGCCGACTTCATCTGCGGGTCTTCGGTGATCGACGCAATCCCAGTCAGGGCACGCACGACAGCAGCGCGCCGGCTGGACGAAGACGGGCCGACCTCTGCCACCACATCAAGAATCGCGGAATTCAGGTCGTTCTCAATGAAGTCCTGCCCCGTCTCTGGATCGTAGGCAGGGACATTCATCTCAACCGATGAAACTTCGCCCTTCTCGTCGATGGTCTTCATCCTTCGGCGTTCTTCCACGAGGATGTCCCGTTCCATCGAGAGCCATACTTGACCGCAGCGGCTCATGGCTTTGGAGAGGTTGTCCACGTACAGGAAAACTTGCATGTCCAGCTTGTTCTGGATCAATTCAACCGCCTTGCCGCTCATCTGGGGCTGAAGCTGCTCTCCTGCTTGCTGATTGCCAAGGATCTCCTGCATCCCCGTCTCGGTGATCTGGAACAGCGCAGCGAGGGCGGGAGGGAGTTGGGGCGGTTTGGTGTAGCCAAGAGGGCCAGCGGGCTGCACGTTGCCCTCTGCGTCCCTCATGGCGTTGAGCATGAGATACGGGTACTTCTTGACGTTCTGATCTGCCCACATCATCGTGTGTCCGGCCATCTGCTCGGGGGTCACGATGGGGATTTCAGTCGAGGACAGCGAGGAAATCTCAGCCAGGCTCGACATTTGCATGTTGATGAGCCGTTGAATGTCCTTGGCGGGACGAACATGGCCCATGCAACGCTCGATCCCGTCGATTACGCGGCGCTTGCCGTAGACAGGGATGATCGGAATGCAGTTGCCAGCGATATAGCCCTCGTCTTCGAGGATGCCGCCGCCTGACAGGATGTACTTGTGAACCTTGCGCCGCTTCATGCGCTTCTGACGCACCTCGCGGAAGCCAGTCGCAGCCAGTTCCTCGGCCTTCTGCTGGCCTTCTTCGCCCTCTAGCTCCTCGGCGGGGACTTTCATGTCCTCCTCATCGAGGCCACGGAAGACATGCACCACTTCGGTGACTTCTTCGACCTTGTAAAGCTCGCAGACGTAGACGACGTCGGGTCCAGACCAGCCAAACGCCCAATCTTGGATGCCCTTGCCCCAAGAATCAGGCTCGTCGTCGTACTTTTCCTTGTACGCCTGCGGGGTCATTGGCGTCAGGACGTAGCAACGCTTGGCGTCGGCCTTGTCTTGGCGCTTTGCGTCCAGATCGAAGAAGACTGTCGTGTCAGCGTCAAAAATGGGCTCAATCTTGACGCGCTGCTGCTCGTTCTCGTCGTCTTCCTCGTCCTCGTAGGCAGCACGCAAGCGCCAAGCGCCAAACCCACCGCACACAGCTTCCTCGAAAGCGTTGTCGTAGGCCTCCATTGCATTGGAGTCTTGCTCGTCGGCCCGGTAAAGGCCGGCACACACGTCTGTCATCTCGTCGCCGGTCGCGCCGTCCCTTGGGATGAACAGGACGGAGATGCGATTGGCTCGGTACTCGTTGATGATGCGGGTGACAGCAAGCTGAATCTTGTTGACCTCCAGCCTCGGGCGATTTTCGTACTGATCGCCCCATGCACCTGCCCATTGCTCCCCTGCTACGTGGACGAATTTTCTGTCTTCGACGCACTGTTGCCGCTCATCCCACACGGCCGACTGGATCTCATCGAACTCCCGCATCGCATCGCTGTGGACTTCTGCCAAGCGTTCTGCTTTTGACTTTGCCATCGATAGGTTTCCTCAATGGCCCGAACGAGCCCGATAGGCGCGTATGTTAAACGAGGGCTTGACGAAAGGCTAGAGCGAGGCTATGCGGAGCCCAAAGAGATACCCCCCCACATGACACGCCGCGCTTGCGCCGGGGACAGAGGTGAGGGGCGTAAAAGGTAGGCAGGCGTGTCGGGGAGCTTACTGGATAACGCTCAGAGCTTACTGGATAAGCAGCTAGGTTACTGGATAAGGCGAGAGGGTCGAGATCAATGACGGCGGCTGGCCGACCCAGCATGATCATGGCGCAAAGACGCAGGACCTTTGCGACACTCCACCATCAGCCCACATTCTACCGTCTGGCGTAGGGGTTGTGCGATGGCATGGGCACCACCACAGGCGTCTTGGGCGTGAGAGCCGCACGTCGAGCGCCCTCGCAGGCATACCGCAGTGCATCGATGACGTGGTTGTCCTTGTCGCTCAGCACAGGTAGCACCAGCCCCGTCAGTGGATCGGTCTTGTAGCTGTAGAGCGTCAGTTCGTCAATCAGATGCTGGCAGCGCGGGTGAACGATGATGTTGAACGACTTCAGCCATTCGACGCCTTCCTCCAAGCTCCGAGCCCCCTTGACCGCAGCATTGATCTTCGGGAAGCCGTTCTTCCGCATGTGGCTGATCGTCTCAGGCCTGGCAGAGTCAGCCGTGAGAGGCCACTTCTCGGCGTCAGGGATGGACATGAACAGCGCGGGTGTGTCCACGATCTCGCAGCCCACCCGATAGGCTTCGTAGGGCACGTAGAGGTTCTTGCCCACGATGTAGCACTGCACCATCACGGTCGGGTCAACGCTGTAGCCCCAGTCAGCACCCTGGCGGAGGATGGCCTCTTCGGGGACGTCGAACTCCTCAACCTTCCAGTTGCGGAAGACGCGGGCCTCTGAGTTCTGCTGGTACTTGCCTAACCAGATGTGGGCGAACTTGTCCGGGTCTCGTCCAAGATCGTATTCAAGCTCTGCCTTCAGTTCTTCGGGGAGCCACGGGTTATCCCGGTAGTTGACCTCCACCACGATGGAGTCGGGAGGCGGCTCAGCAGATCGCAGCAGCGCATCCACGGGGTCGGTGGGCTTGCTCGGGTTCCACACGAACCAAAGCTCCGAGCCCTTCTTTCGGATGGTAGGGCGGAGCAGATCAAGCGAACGCTGGCTTAGGCTCTGCGCTTCTTCGACGAGGGCAATGTCATAGCCTTCCAAACTCTTGATGGAGTCAGCGGTATGGTTTTGCATCCCCTGGAATATCGTAAGGCTGCCGTTCACGCCCTTGATACGCGAGTCCTGCACATCGAAGTACGCTCCGGCATTCATGGCCGATATCTTGCCCTCCAGCAGCTTCTTGACGGACTGGTCAAGCGACTTCTGAATCTCCCGGACGCACACAGCATCCGTCTTCTCCATGATCTGCCGCTCGATCAGCATCTCTCCGAAGAAGTGGGACTTGCCCGAGCCTCGCCCCCCGTGTGCTCCCTTGTAGCGGGAGGGTTTGAGCAGGGGCAAAGCCCATCGGGGCGTCTGGAGGCGGAGTTCGCTCATCTCAGATCAAAGAAGACCCAGCCGATAAGAAAGCCAGCAGCGAAGAGTAGCAAGCCCTCAATCACGTCTGCTCCTTCGCCGGGTCCACGATCTCCCGCACGACCTTGGCAAACAGCACGGGGCCACCGTCAGCGCCCACATGCTCTGCGGTCACCTTGTCACCGAACTCCTTGGGGTTGGCCTTCGATGCCTTCCAGCGGTAGTGATGGGCAAGCTCCTTGGCCTTGGCAAGGGAGAACTGGTCTTTCGCCTCCTCGATGACTTGACCCGCCATCTCCTCGAAGAAACGGGCTGCGGCTATCCTTGCCTCTCGCGCGCGTGCGGAACGTTGAGGATCAGCAGCAAGCCATCTGCACATCGTCGCAGGATCGATCCCCAATCCCTCGCACAAACTGCGCTGTGTCGCCCCATTGGTGAGCTGGTCACAGAGCCAGTCGATTCCCTTCTCGTCTAGGGTGTTCATGAGCTTTCCCCCTTGATGGAAGCTGCTGCGCCTGCGTACATGCGACCCCAAGAGGCGCAGATACCAATCAGAGCGCAAGTCGCAAACCCCGCTACCCACAAGAAGGCTACAAACCCCTCAAACATCCACACAAGCCCCAAGGGCAGGTAAACGATAGTTAGTATCATCACTAGATCCCAGGCCTTTTCCAGAGCGGTCATGATTTCCAGTCCTTGAGGAGCGGGTGCATGTCCGCAACAGCTTGCTGCGCCGCGATCTTCGTGTACGAACCCAGCCCTAGCCCTTGAGACTGCACCCCTAGAGCGTTGCGTGAGACAGCGTCAAGCAAACGCCCATACGCTGCGATGTGCTCTCGCTTCTTCCGGTTGGCTCGCATGATGGCGAACTTGGTAGGTGGCGTGTTCATGCCAGTCCAGCCCCTTCGCTTTGTCCAGCATTCTGCGCAGAATCCGGGTTGGCGTTCATCTTGCTCATCACTCTCTCCTTGTTTGGTCTTGATTATCCTCTTTGGGAGGAAAGGGCACGAACCAAGGGAAGATTCTGTTCATCCAAGCCCAAGATTCATAGGCAGCGGCTGGCGTGTCCCCATGACCCCAAAAGCTGTATGGCTGGTCGCAGTCGCAAATCCAGACATCCCAGACCGACCAAACGATCCTTGGCTTCATCTCAGTCTCCCCACAGCAGGTAGATCAGGATGATGGCTAGGACAATGGTGAAGATGGTCATGTCACCGCCCCTTGATGGCGTCAACGACTTCGCCTGCCATCAGCATCACCAGCATGCAGAAAAAGAGCGTAGCCATCCCCCAAGCTTCCAACGCAGCGCCAGCCGCCGTCATGCCCGTGGACATGAAGCCCAACAGTATCGCAGGCGTCTTCATGCCGTCTCCTCTTGTCTTGGAGAGGGGAGGCGAAGGAGGGTTTCGTCTACTGCGTCGTCTCCGGGGTCACGGATGGGACGGAGGTGGGCATCCTGCACATGAACTATGCAACCATCGCGCGCGTCGATGATCTTGGGGCTGGTCATCCAGCAGTCGCTCCAAATTGGGCTGGCCACATCAATGCGGACAATGGCTCCAAGCAAAGGCGGGCACTTCGCATCTTTGCCTTTCCGCACCACAATCGCCAAATCTCCAGGTTTGCAGTTCATCCTTGTTCTCCTTCAGGGGTAGCGAGGCGAGCGACTTGCTCGGCAATGGCGCGGCAGGCGCGAGGCTCACCGCTGGCTGCGTTGCTCAGATCAACATCGCCATTTAGCAGAGCCGTGTCCTTGTACGCGCTGTAATGGCTCTCCAGCTCCTCGCAGATCGTTGCCATCTCGGCTAGCGCCTGCTTACGGGAGGCTTGCCATGCTTCCCAAGCAACGAAAGCGGCGCAATCCCTGTAATTGCCATCCACAGTGCGCAGCAACCCGACAATTTCGTCTTGATCATGCGACCAAGCCTCAAACCTCTCCCGGTCGGTCATTTCTTCTCTCCCCGGATGTGACGGACTACGCGGGTGTTCCCGAAGCCAAGGGGCGGAATCAGCGTCTTGCGCTTGCCGCTCATGCCGGCTCGGTAGACCGCCGCGACATGCCGTGCGGTTTCTCGGGTCTCGTATTGCCCGTGCGTTCTCCACTTTTCGCTTCGGGAGTTTCGCACCTGAACACGCCACATCACCTTCGTGCTGTCAGTCTTTGCCATGCTCACTCCTTGAATGGGTTAGGGACGATCACCACAGGCTTTCGTATGGGGCGCTGGAGCACGCGGCGAAGCCATACCACGCCTCCACGCTCACGGAACTTGGTCCAGTCGTCTGAGGTTAGGCGGATGGCCGAGGGCTTGAGGGGGTGTTGGGGCTTTGGTCTTGGCATGCCCATAGTGTAGCCCGTATCGTAGCGCAGTCAACCCTTCTTTATCTCAATCTCATTCATCCATAGGACAAGCCAAGCGGGTGATATCCCCGACTCCAGGCATCCTGTCTTAGGACTCCTGCTCCCTGAAGGTCAGCTTCTATTTCCACAGCGCCCGTATCGTTGGGCTAGACGTCACATCACCGTTCTGCTGTGTTCCTGGTGTACCGCTGAAAGTCACCGCGCCGGCTTGTCAGTAAGCGCATCGCTGTCTTGGGTGCGCCGACGACAACGGCCATTTGCTGTGTCAACCTCCGCCCTGAGATTGGAACGACGAAAAGCCCGTTTAGGTTTTCGACCCTCCGCCGCCAAGCAAGGGGAATGCTCCCCAGAGGATCGAAGCCTAAACGGGCTCCGTTCGTGTCAGTGCTTGGCGGCTTGACAGGATCGATTGTACAGCTATCGCAAGCGACGCTCAAGCCTCCTGAGCTTCTTGGAAAAGACTGCCCTCAGTCTCTCCAGATACTCCCGGCTGTACTTGGCAGGCTTGTTCTGCGCGTACAGCCAGTCGATCCGCTCATCACCCCACCGCTCCCTCGCGCGGGGCAGGTACACCGCCAGGTTGCCGCTCAGATGGTTGTTGCACTGCGAGCAGCCCTTCGCTATGTTCCACAAGTTGTAGCGCACGCTAGAGGCTGCCCCCACGCTGCGTAGGTGGCTGGCATGCCATTGCCCGTCCCAGTTCGGCCCCTTGTCACAGGAGCAGCAGCCCAAATGGCGGTCGCGCATCCTTACGTAGGCGTTCACGGCATGCTGCGCCCGGTCAGCGTAGGCAGACAAGGGTTCTATGGCCCTGAGCCGCGCTTTATCCGCCTTCTTCTCTAGCGCCTTGGTCTTCTTCTCTGCCTTGACCAGACGGATGGCGCACATGGGGGAGCAAGCACGCGCCCCCATGCGCTGAGGGGTGAAGATGGTTTGGCAGGATTCGCAGGTCCGGGGCTTCATCGTTCGCGCCTGTTCTGCGCCAAGAAAGCCTCGCTGTACTCGATGAGGCTGGATGCCCGCTTCTTGCTCATCAGCGATGTGGACTCCCTGAGGCGAATGGGCTCACCCTCTAGGCCGTGGATCATCTCGCCATCACCTTCTGTCGCCTGAGCGTGCGCCGAGATCAGAAGCAGCTTCCATTCCTCCCCGCTGCGCCGCCTGCCACCCCACTCAGGGCCGCACTTAGACAGCTCGCTACAGATGGCGTGAAAGCGAGCATTCTGGTCTAGGTTCCTCGTCGGCTCCGATAGCACCACCTGCGCCCCGTCAGGAGCGCCCCAGATGGCGTCGATTGCCCGCTGGCGAACATCGTTGTTGACCAGCCGGAAAAGGCGCTTGTCGATCACTTGGCGACCCCGCGCCACGGCAGCGACTGCATGGCACTGGCAATGCGCTTGGAGAGGGCAAGGGTGGCGCCGTTGCCGTTCCCAAACCCGATGCCCCAAACCTTACCGTTCCAGTAGCAGTCGTACGAACGACCGTCAGAGTAGCGGCGGCGGTAGAGTCCAACGCGCACCGGCTTCTGGTTGCCGGCATACCATGCTGTCAGTTTCATCGGGGCACCTCGTTCCTGTAGTAAACCATCGGTCGCGGGACAAGATCCTTCGCCCGCACAAAGCGCCGGTCCGAGAACCAGCCATCCAAGACGACGCCCACCATCCCCTCTGCGCCGTTCTGCAAGGCAATCACCTTGAGGCCTCGCCAGTCGTAGGCGTGTCCTTGTCGCATGGTGGCGAGCCTAGCGCCTCCTCCAGCATCCGGGGGAGTTCGCTGTAGTCCTGCGGGTAGTGCTTCGCAAGACCCCGGGCCTTTGCACGGATGTAAGCATCCCAGCTCTCCCGGTACGGTGGGGCACTCAGGTTGAGCAGGTGCTGAAGCTCGTACTGCAATGATTCGTTCATGGTTCATCCTTGGCTCCAGTTGAAGACGCTGTTGGCGACCCGCCCCGACCTAGCAGCGGCTATGCAAGCCTCCTGAGCGTCGAGCTTGGCGCGTTTGCGTTCCCTCAGGTACTTCACCTTGTCGGCACGCGCCGCCCCCTCCTGGCTCAGTGTGTAGAGAACAGGGGTGGGTATGACGTAGCCGTAGTCACGCATGGCCCCCAAGGTCTCCTGAACGACATGCAGGGTCAGCCCCGTGTCCGCTGCTATCTGCTTGGCGCTCATCGATTCGCCGTTCTCCAGGCATTCGTAGATCTTGTGGCGGTTCACAGCATGCCTCCCATCGCAAAGATTGAGTTGGGCACTTGGCCGGTGCTGGCCCTGTGGATGAACGACAGAGCCTCATTGGCACGGCGAGCCTCCTCCAGCTTCTCAGCGCGGGCCTCCTCTCGAATCCTCGCTCGCTCCTCACGCTCCTCCCTCATCTTCGCGCTGATTCTGGAGTTGACGTTGCTCGTCTTGTCGGCCGCTGACATCCGGCGCCGGAGCGTTCTGCGCTCGGCTGCCAGCTTGGCAACGGTCGCTTTGTCCAGTTCGGGCTTGGCAAGCGTCTCGCGCCCTTTAGGGGTGATGGAGTAGACAGGGGGTGGCGCCATCAAGCTCAAGCCGCCGGCTGCACGGATATGACGAATGGTGTTCTCGCTCTGAGCGTCAGACCAGCCAAGCTCGTCCTGAATCTGTGCCCGGGTGCGGGGCTTGCCGTCTGCCATCAGGGCTAGTACGCGCTTCATGTTGGTCACTTGGGTTGCTCCGAAATAAGTTGGTTGAGTTGGTTGAGTTCGTCCACCAGACCGACTAGCCCGTCGATCTGCCACGCCATGCCGCCGTTTTCCATCGAGTTCAGCATGGGGACGATGAGATCCCGGATCTTCATTGCCACTTCCCGGCGAGCCTTACGCAAGACCGTCATACGGCCGATCTTGGCTAGGCGGGCCTCGTCTGTGAGGTCAGGAATCACGCTGCCGGCCAGTTGGCGGAAAGGGCTTCGCGCGTCTTCTCGTCCAGCAGCTTCCAGACGGCTTCGCGCAGGTCACCATCCCAGCCAGCGATGGCGATGGCTGCTCCCTTCGCGTCCCCGTCCTTGACGCCTTGAGTGAGCCGACCAGCCCGCGCCTTGGGGCTCATGTCCTGAGCAGGCGGGGCGGCGTCCTGGCGCTGTTTGCCGGACGCAGCGGCGTTTCCATCATCGTCTTCGGGAGCGATGCCGCACGCAGCCATCAGCGAATAGCGCCTGGCATAGGTCAGGGCAGACCCGTAGCCCTGCGGGTCTTGCTTGGCAGCGGGGACGTGCAGCTTGCCAGAACGGATGGATTCGCCCGTCTCATGGAGCAGGACCGTCTCCACAGTCACGCCGCTGGCATCCTCATGCGTCTCTTGATAGAGCGCGATGCCGTTTTCCAGCAAAGCATCGTTGACGGCTTCCAGACAAGCCCCGAGGTCTGCGTACTTGCTGCGGAAAGCGGGGTTGGTCTTGTCCTTGAGCGCTGGGCTGAAAGCCTTCTTGGCCTTCACGAAAGCGGTTGCAATGTTCTTCATTCTTGGTTCTCCGGGTTGAAATAGCGGCGAGCCTCTTGCTCTGCCGCCCATGCTTGAAGGGATGTTGCGCCGTACTCTTGCACGGCCTGATCGAGTTCTTGCTGAAGTGCAGCAGCGGTGTCGTCGTGGTTCATTTGCGGCTCTCCAAGGCCAAGGTGGAAATGGAAACGTTGTCGCGGAAGGGTCCGGCGACTCCGATAGCTCTTGCAGTCCAGTTTGAACCGGCGACGAGGGCTTGGCGCAACCGCTCCTCCTCGATCTTCTTCTCTGACAGATCAAGGGAAAGGCGGCGAACAATCTCGATCTGGTCGATCAGTTTGTCTTGCATCTGGCTCAGTGCCTGGCGCGCAGCGCGTCGCTTGTTGCGTCCAAATCGTCTGCTCATCACGCCCACCATGCAAAGTAGATGAAGCCAGCCAGCGAGATGCAGCCCAGCACGCCCACGCCAACCATCAGCAGGTCATCGAGCAGGGTTGCATAGCGGGCGGTCTCGTCGCCCTCATAGGGGCAGGGCTCTCCGTGATGGGAGGGGGTGAAGGGGTAGGAGGGGCGCGAGTCCATGTCAATCTCCTTGAGAAAGTAAGGCGGCTCTGGCGGCAGCAATTTCAGGCGGCTGCTTGTATGGCTTGAAGCCGCCTTCGTCATCAGCCCATTTTTTTCCGCAACCATCGCAAACAGTCCAGATAACGCCGCCACGGTGCGTATTGTCATGCTCGCATTCGTTGCGCTCCGCATAGCGCAAAAGGTCAGCCAGAAGTCCCTTTAAATTAGCGGCTTCCTTTTTCTTGGCCATGCTTAACTCCAGAAATGCAGCGCAACGGCTGCGATGAGACCAATTGCCACGGACACAGCCGCAGCAATCTCCAATGCCCGGTTCTGCTCCTTGTGGAACTGCTCGACTGCACAACCGGAGCGGGCTGCGTCGTGCATCGTGCGGGGGGTCTTAAGCCAGTCTGCTGGGTAGGTGAGGAAGTTGCGCTTCACAGATCGTCTCCAGACATGATGGCGTAAGCGATTACCGCCAGACACAGGACGGTGATGGACACGCCATGAAAACCGTAGGCCTTACCCATCAAATAGCTCAGCACAGAGACGGCGACGATTTGCATCATGCGGCGAAGACCGTTGTTCATCACAGCCCCTCCCGGATTTTGCTGTCCGACACGTCCTCCAGCACAGACACCGCGCTCGACAGCAAGTCCGACACGCTCACCGCATGGTCCGTGTGCTTCCAGTTGCAGTTGTCCAGCATGTAGCGGATCTCGTTGATGAGGAACGCACAGGTGCGCTCGTTGGGCTGCAGGCGAGCCATCTTGCGGACGACTTCCATCGCTGGCATCGCTGCCTCTACAGAGGCGCGGTCTGCGCTCTCGAATGCCTCTACTTCTGCGTGTTCCATGTGATTCTCCGGTTGGTTGGTGTGTGTAGCTAATGTAGCGCCTCTGATTTGCCACCGCAACACCCAAATTCTATTTCCCTCACAACTACTCGACTACTCTTGCTAGTCCTTTGGTGCTAGGTTAGGATTCGTTGTCGCATATCAACCAAGGAACCACATGGACATCAAAACCCTCATCAACCAACTGGTTGCCTGGAAAGTCACGCAGGCAACCATCGGCAAATCCATCGGCGTGTCGCAGACAACCGTGAGCAAGATACACCGGGGCGTCCAAGACGACATCGGGTATCGCCACTACCTCAAGCTGGTGGATCTGCACAAGGACACGAAGCGGTGCGCTGATCGCAAGGCCAAGAAGGTGCCAGCATGAACCCCACCGGCTACCTCCTCGTCCTTCTGTCTGCCGCTCTGGCGGCTCTGGTCATCATTTACTACCGGAGCGCACTGTGACCCTCTCCCACGCCATCCCTACCCTTCCCTACATCACAGGGGGAATCGTTGCCCTGTGCCTGCTCTGCGCCTACCTAGACCCGTTTCCTACTGAGGAGCCAGAGGCTTTGCAGTTGGGTGAGGGGTGGCTGTGAATACGCGCAAGCAAGTTAATCTGATGGTCGGCGATCTGCGAAGGCTTGGCGCCGTCAGCATGCCCTCGTTTGACGACATTGAGGCCAGCTACCAGACGTTTTTAGACGAAAACAGCTTGATTCATAGCGCCGACATTAGAAAGGCTTACCTCGAAGGCGTCAGCTACGGAGTAAACACGGGAGCCAAGGTGATGCAAGACATACATCAAGTCCATGCTCAACAAGTCCCTGTTGCCCAAGTCAAAAGCAGCCTGCTCAATCTGTGGGGATTACTCGCATGAACCCCTTTTCCCCTGACTGGAAGTCCGGCATCACCATCGCCCCCAGCCTCCAGAAGAAATATCGAATCAGAGGCTTGGTCCCCGTCCAGCGTCAACCCAACGCCATCACCATCATTCCCCGGACCAAGGCTGTAGAGGACAGGGATCGGCGGGATGCCATGAAGCGCACTATCAACACACCCACCGGAGAACCCCAATGATCCGCCGCCACATAGACGATGCCCTGCTGTGCGTGATCGCTGTGGTGGTTTACCTGTGGTTGTGCTTGTGGAAGGTTGACACCTCACCTCCTGTAGATAGAATGTAGATTCACTTTTCTACAGTAGATATGAGCATCACTTTCACCAAGCTCTTTTCGAGCATCACGGAGTCAACGGTCTGGTGTGAGCCAGATCGAACCCGACTCGTCTGGATCTGCATGCTTGCCATGGCAGATCGAAACGGCAGGGTCTGGGCATCCATTCCCGGCCTTGCCAATCGGGCGCGCGTTCCTCTGGAGGACGCAAAGCTTGCCATCGAGACTTTCCTTGGCCCAGACGAGTACAGCCGCACCCCGGACAACGAGGGGCGGCGCATTGAGCCCATCGACGGAGGCTGGCGGCTCCTCAACCACGAGAAGTACCGCTCCATCCGCGACGAGGAGACGACCAAGGAGGCCAAGCGCAACTACATCAACAAGCGTCGAGCCGCCGAGAGGGAGGCAAAGTCATCTACCGTAGAACCAGTGTCGAACACTGTAGAACAAGGTAGAGACAATGCAGAGGCAGATACAGATACAGAAGCAAGGGGAGGGGAGCGCATCGTAGATGCTTGCCCCCATTCCGCCATCGTTGATCTGTTTCATGAAAGATTGCCCACTGCTCGACAAGTGAGAGCGTGGACGCCAGCGCGTCAGCAGGCCTTGCGGGCTCGATGGCGTGAAGACAAGAGCCGTCAGAACTTGGAGTGGTGGGGTGAGTTCTTCGACTACATCGCACGCTCAGACTTTTTGAGCGGCCGTTCTGTTGCGAGGCAAGGGGCTAAACCTTTCGAGGTGTCGATGGACTGGCTTTGCAAGCAGGAGAATTTTGTGAAGGTCTTGGAAGGCGCTTATGAAAACTGAGGCGCCAACCCCCCTCAAGTACGCAACGCTGTCCAGCGAGGAAGCGGAACAGTTTCTCTTGAGCATGATGTACCGGCACCCCTATATGCTCGACAAGATCGAGTTTCTGGAGCCGGAGCATTTTTCAAAGGACTATACACGGGTTATCTTTGTCGAACTTCGGCGGCAACTGATCGACGGCAAACCTGTTGACTTGCTGACTCTGCGTGAACGGACGAACAACGTTGTCCCGCTGGATGAGTTGCAAGACATCGTTGAGTGTGCAGCAGGGTACGCCGTAGGGTCTGAGCGACTGGCCCGCACCATCGTTGAAAAGCACAGCGCACGCAAGCTCCAGCAGACAGCCGAGAAGATCACGGCGCTTGCTTTCGAGATGGGGCCGATCAATGACCGCATCGACCGTGCTGTGTCCGCCCTGTCGAGCCTTGAGACGGTCGAAGACTCCGACGAGTGGGTAGATGCCTACTCTGCCGCTCTGAGGCACACAGAGGTCCTAGAGCGGCGCGAATCAGGCGAAGACCGGGGCATCACGACTGGCCTCCTTGATTTGGACGAAATGCTAGATGGCGGAATGCAGCCGGGCAACCTCGTGGTGCTCGGTGCGCGCCCGTCGATGGGAAAGACTGCCATAGCCCTCACCATCGCTCTGCACGTCGCTCAGGACTATCCGGTGGGCTTCTTGAGCATGGAAATGTCTGAAGCCGACATCATGGACCGGCAGACGGCCGTGCTTGGCCAACTGTCGATGAGTGCCATCAAGCGCCCCAAGAAGGGGCTTGACTTCGGGCAGGTGCTGGAGTCGGTTGAGCGCGCCAAGACGCGCAAATTCTTTTTCTCGGACAAGGGTGGGCTGAACATTCTTCAAGTTCGAGCCAAGGCGCGAGCCCTCAAGCGTCGTAGCGGCCTGAGCGTGCTTGTCGTGGACTACATCGGCCTAATGGCTGGCCTTGACCCCCGCCAGTCTCGCGCTTACCAGATCGAGGAAATCAGCCGAGGCCTCAAGACGCTGGCGAAAGAGCTTGGCATTGTGGTTCTGTGTTTGGCACAGGTGAACCGTGGGGCTACGGAACGCGCAAGTCAGATCCCAGGCTTGAGCGACCTCCGAGACTCAGGCGCCATCGAGCAAGACGCGGACGTGGTCGGCTTCATTCATCGCCCCATCATGGTTGATCCCAATCTGACCGAGCAACAGAACTACGGGTTGCTTCGCATCGCCAAGAACCGACAAGGCCGCTGCGGAGACATTCACCTCTATTACGAGGGAGAACAGACCCGGTTTAGCGCATGGGGTGGCCCTCCTCCGTCTGCTAGCAAGTCAAATCAACCAGCATCGAAAGGCTTCAATCGTGAGTAACACCAAGACCTACGCCCTCCTCTGGAGCAAGAAATCCAACGGTCTGCACATTGAGCCGTTGGAATCAACCATTGCCGCAGGACTGAACGCCATGGTTCAGAACCGGACGACCGACTACGTCTTGCTGGCCGTGGGCGAGAAAGAGGACATGCACGCGAAGGCGGACGCCATCCGGCCCGAACTACTGAAGCGGTCCAAGGCTATCTGATCCAGTAGCGCGATTAATAAAGACAATGATGCGAGATATGCAAATGCATGCACAATCAAGGCTCACAACAACCCAACCCGGAGAAATCATGAACCCTGACCTGCAAGACTTCCTACAGAACGTGGTGGTCGATCACATCGACGGCGTGATGGCTGAGCTGCTGATTCATCAGTACTTCACCAAGCAAGCAATGGATCTGCTGTGAACACAAAGCACACGCTTGGCCCGTGGTCACTTGATGACTACCGCAACATCGTGGGTCTTAACGGCGAAATCGTTAAGGTGCAAGGAATGTCGCTTTCATCCGGTAACGTTGCCAGAGCAAATGCCCGTCTGATTGTTGCTGCCCCTGATCTGCTTGCTGCGCTTGAGGTTGTCGTTGCCGACTGGACGGCTCAGTTTGAGCGCAACGGCCATCAGGCGCCGGCATGGTGCAAGCAGGCGCGTGACGCCATCGCCAAAGCCACAGGGGAAGCCTCGTGATCCCTCCCGCAGCAATGAAGCCCAACCGCACAGAGGTTGGCTACTACATGCGACTGTCTGCCGAAGACAAGGCGCTCCTGCTCAAGATGGGCGGAGTTCGCTGGGTCCGTCGGTGTCTTGAACTTGTTCGTAACGGAGAAACGAAATGACCGCAAAAACTGGATTTCTGGCTGAGAGCAGCCGTCAGCCCCGCATCGACTTCAGCAAGCCGCTGTCCGAGCAATTCCCGATCACATGGAAAGACGCACGACCCGCTGCGTACTGGATCGGCGGCATCGTGGCTGCTGTGGTGTTTGGCCTTTATCTGGCAAAGGTGCTGTGATGACCACCCCCGCAGCAAGTAGAGCGGCCACCCCGAGCGACGAGCAGATCATGGACGCGATCCGCGATCTTGCAGCAGACGGTGGGCGCTGGCCGAGCGATTGGATCTCGGCTGTGCGCCGAGGTCTTGCCCTGGCACAGCCGGCGAGCCCCGCCCCGCTGACGGACGTCATGGTCGATATGGTGCCTCCGGCCACGTCGCGGGACCGATGGATGTATGAGCAGGGGCGGCTCGCCGAGCGTGACTCACGCACCCCCAAGGCCGCTGCTCTTGCCTCCCCGCAGGTAGCTCCAGCCCCAGATCGCCAAGAGATCGATGCCGCGCTGCACTACGTTGACGATTTCATCGCGCGCTGCAACGGCGACGACAGAGGATCGTGCGAGTCCGTCAACGTGCTGCGGCGCGCCCTCGCCGCCCATGTGCAGGTAGCTCCAAATGGGCCGATTGAGCAGTTTCGCGCACTGCTGCGTGCAGAAGTTGACGCCTCAATCGACGTGTCGGGCGATATTGCTCGCCAGGAAGCAAGCATCGACGAAGCAGACCACCTGCTTTGCAAATTCAACGAACTTTTCCCGGAGGTGTCCAATGTCCGTGCCTGATTGGATGATCGACACGCCCAGCCCCAGCCTGGACGACATGGCAACGTTGATCCGGCGCTTAGTCCGGGGGCTTCGCAAAGCCGCGCCCAGCAACGATCTCGCAGATAAAGCGATGGACTACTTAAAGCGCATGGGCTTGGACGCTGACGTGATGAGGGCGGTCGCCACCCCTGTACAGGTAGCTCCAGCCCCGACAGACATGAGCCAGCTCAAGACGCTCCTGCGCGACTACGTACTTCTCGACGAGCAGCGCGGAGACCTCAAGGATGCGCTCTACAGCAAGAGCCTCGCACTGCTGGGACGGCTGGGCGTCGATGTCTCCGAGTTCGCCGCCCCTGTGCAGGTAGCTCCGAACCAAGCAGCAGAGGACGCACGAGACGCGGCGCGGTATCGGTTCTTGCGCTCGAATCCTTTGGATGGCAAGGAGTGGGACTGGCCGTACATCCATGCGGCCGAGGACGACGGCAAGCACTGGGCTTTGACGTTTGAAAACGCCGATGGCGTCATTGATGACGCCATGACCGCGCTCTCCACCTCCGAGGTCGAGCCGACAGAGCCCACCAAAGGAGAGCAGAGCCAAGACTAGGCTGCTCAGTTTTCAACCGCTGCCAGTCGGCTACTGGCAACCTTGGAGAAATCATGAACCGCAATCTTTCGATCCTCGCTCTCGCCCTTGTTTCGTCGTCCGCTTTTGCGACGTGCCACAACGGGGCTACGAATTACCCCGATTGCAACAACAACACACCCACCACGAACCCGAGCAACGGTGGTGGCGGTGGTGGTGGCGGGGGAGGGGGCGCAGGCGTTGGTGTTGGCGTCGGTCTGGGACAAGCAAGTGCAACGGGCGGCAACGCGTCGGCCAGCGTCAAGTCAAGCCAGTACCTGTCCGGCACCAATCAGCAGCGCCAGCAGCAGCAGCAAGCCCAACAGCAGCGCCAGAGCCTGAACAACACGAACTCCAACCAGTCGGCAGGAGGTGCAGGCGGTCAGGTCGTCATCGAGGGCAATCAGGCAGGGTCAGGCGACCGCAACAGCTTCGTGGCATGGGCGCCTGTCATCCACGGTCCAGCAGCTCCTGCGCTGGCCTCTGCGAACCTCGTGGTCGTGCCAGGCGTGTGCGGTCCCCGGGTGCGCGTCATCACGTCTCAGGTCGTCGGCCAGCACTATGGCCCGGCAGGAGGTCGCTACGAGGAGAATCGCGGCTACATGGAGACGCTGGGTCCGTGGCTCAACGAGGACGGCAACCCGGGCAACCCGTTCGTGTGGCGTGATGGCTTCATGCTCGGGCATGTGGTGACGCAGTACGCAGCAGTGGTGGGCACGTCTAGCGCAGCATCGTTCAGTCTGGGCGGGTTCGTGGATAGCAAGGGGCTGCAGGGCGGCGCTGCGGGTTCGGGTGCTGCACAGCAACTGGTCAAGTCGATTCAGGTCGCGGACTGCATTTACGCGATGCCGAAGCCGGAAGTCCGCGAGGTGCCAGTGCCTGTGCCAACCGTCATCTACAAGACGCGCACGGTGACCAAGTGGCGTGATCGCCCGGTTGCTCCGCCGTGCTGCGTCGTGCCGCCCCCGTGCTGCACCGTTCAGCCGAGCCCCGCAATCTCGCTGACGAAGTGATGTAAGATCAAGGCGGATCTTGGCTGCGTGCCATTTGATTCTCCAGAACAGCGCGGGATACTGATCTCGCTCCCCTTGCAGCTAGTGGCAGGGGCATAACAAAGGCGTCGCCCCCGCTAGTCTGCAGGCTAAGGGACCAAACGCGCGGCGCCTCTGTGATGGTGAATGCGCAGGCTGATGCGCACTGGCTTAGTCAAAGAGTAGGGTTGCGGCGAAGCTTTGGTACACCAAAGCGCACAGGGCACGGGTGACTGCCCCCTGTGGACATCTGGGGTCATAGTCTCAGCGCCGGTTCCTTTGTCGGATATCAGTACCGGCCACCATCAGCCTTTTCCAGCTTGCTCCGCGATCTTTCGGACAGCATCTCCAGACCGCTTGGAGCCTGCCGAGCTACCCATCCAATACTGCACAACGCTTGTGAAGCTCACTGTAAGGGCTCCAAACAGAACGTTCAGCAGGTTTGCGGTTCGCTCATCCCAGACGCGCTCCATGATGAACAGCATGTAGACGGCGATGAAGAAGCCGACAACGATCATGATGGAAACCACGGGCGCCCCCCACGCGATTGCGCTGCCTTCCTTGGCAAGATCCACCGTCTGTTGACGTGCGCTCTTGGTGTCCTCGACGCCTGCCGCTTCCCGCTGCTGGTCGATCCGCTCTAGCTCCAGCTTGAACGACTGCTCAGCAACCTTGAGCGCGACGAGTTGATCGCCCGTGATGGAGCCGGACGACAGCGCCTCCGCGACTTCCTCTTGCGTGGCATCAGGACGGCCTAGAACCTTGTCTGCAATGACCTTGACGGCAGCGCCTGCCAAGGGGCCACCGAGGGCAGCAGCGAGGCCGGGCGCCACAGAACTGATAACCTGCTTCCAGTCGAAGTCTTCGAGTGCCATATGAGCCTTAGAGCGACGCCTTGTCGTAGAGGTGCTGGAGCGATTGGCGGTAGAACTTGCCCCATGTCTCGGGATGAGGCTTGCCGGGTCGCCACACGCGCTCGTAGAGCCTCCATGAGCCCTTCTCGTCGCCCAACTCAGGCAGGCGGCGCGGGTCTGTCCATAGGAGCAGGCGAGCAGCGGCAGAGGCTAGGACGTCATCCGTCTCCATCGCATTCCATATGGCCGTAGCAGTGAAATCAACGCCTCGCGCTTCACACACCTTACGCATGTGCGGCTTGGAGAGTTCATGCTGCACGACACCCTTGCATCCACCGCCACGCTCAAACTGCCAGAAGGAGCGAGCTGGCCCTTTCGCGGTCGTGCCGTTGAGGACTTGGAATCGATGTTCAAAGCGGCTTTCTTGCATGCCGATGGTGAGCAGCATCACGCGGGCGCGTGTAGAGTCCATCAGTTCAGGCAGGAGCTTCATGGCAGGATCAATGCCCTGCGCCTCGATTTGGTCAAAGGTTGGCATCTGGCCTCCAAGAGGGTTCTAGCCTTGTCGCTTGCATCTTGTCCTTGGGGAGTTTGTGATGTTCTTTGCTCCAGTGTTTGTAGATGATGACCACGACGTAGAAGGCGAAAGCCATCGACATCATCAAGTACCCTTCGCTGATCCAACCCTGCTTAATGACACGAAAGGCAGTAGCAAACGCAAATAGCGAAATGCACGACAAGGCTAGTCGCTCGGCTGTGGTGTCTTTCACCTTCGGGGAAAAGACGGCATAGCCGCCGCCTATGCCAACGATGATCCAGCAGAGGCTGGAGACGATGGCGTGAGCCGTGACGATATAAGTGTTCACTTGGAACCCCCAGAAATGCGCTTGACAAAGTCCAGAACGATTTTCCAGAAGTCGGAAATGGGAGCCGTCTGAATGAACTCCCAGAACCTCGACATTACTGCCATGCCGAACAGCCCGGCGAGAAACCCGACGAATCCTTCTGGTGCGCCGATTTTGGACGCCAAGTGAGGACTTAAGATGTAGGCGAGCGCCGCCCCGGCAGACGCAGTGAGCAATCGCTCGGTCCAACTGCCGCTGAGGAACTTCATTGAAACCAAGGCTCCCGCCACCGAAGAGAACTTGGTTAGCAAGACATCCGCGTCGATGGAGGGTAGATTCATCATCGGCCTTTTGACATCCAGTTGACTCGGCACACTACTGCGCCAGGGTTGGGCCTTACGGAGAAAGCCAAGGTCGTGAGTGTGCATGCAGGTTGGTTCGCCATGAAGTAGGACGTGGGCAGGGTTCCTGGGTCGCCGTTCGCTGCGATGCTCGTTTGGTGGGCGACCTTGAAAGGGGTAGGCAAGGTGATCACTCCATCGCCTGATGCATCGAGCGTCACGACCTCGGTGCCCCATTGATTGATCACACCTTCAAGGGAACTCTCCCAGAAGCGGGGGCCGACGATGCCGGAATGGGCAACCTTGTTGTTGGAGCCTTGGTCGAGGTAGGGCGTGGACGTGCCCTCAATAAGATTGTCGCCGGCCTTGACGTACGAAGCCCCAGCGGTTAGCCAAACGCCGGCGCCCGTGCCAGAAGTAACGCCATCGGCTCGCCGGATCACGTTGCTGGTAATCACGCCGCTCGTGCCGCTGCTGACGACAACACTGTTCATGCCGTGATTGGTCTTCAGGCACTCGAAGATGTTTCCTTGGATGAGGAAATGGTTCGACGTTCCAAGGATGTCAATACCCGATCCGGTGAAGGCACCCAGTTGCAAGTACAGCAGATTGCTTGTCGCTATGAACTGAGCAGTGCGGTTGACAATGATGCAAGCCGTGCTGGCGTTGAAATGGTTGTCCAGTGCCGAGCAGTGAGGGTAGTTGTATCCTCCAATATCGGGGTTATCAACCACAAGGCCTGTATTGATGCCAAGTGCTTGATTGCCACGGATAAGGGCGCCTTCAAAGTCAAAAAGGCGGATGGCGGTTTTTGCGTAGATCAGGAAACAATTCGTGATCGTTATCGCGCAAGCATGGGGCGTGCCCGCACCGTTGAAGGCGATGGCGTTCTCGCTCACGTAGTCAGGCTCGCCCGTCGAGGCGATCCGACCCCAGAAGGTCACGCAATCAACCAGCGAGTTCGAGCAGTTGTTGAGATCGACGCCCACTTTCCAGCCATCGGTGAAGGGGTGCGTCAGCCCCCGGCACACGATGTCCCGCACGATGACCCGGGAGGTAAAGCGATCCCCTGAGAACGTGTTACTGCCGATGATGTGAAGGGCGGTCCCAGTGGCATCGGGGTTCCCGCTCAGAAGCTGGATGTTCGATACCTCCGCCATGCCGGAAATACCGACCGCTCCACCGATGTTGATCTTGATGCCTTCAGAGGTCGCATCATCCGGCCAGATCAGTTGAACCGTGCCGCGCGAGCCGCCGCGAATCGAAACCGCTCCTGCGCTGGTGAGTTGGGCCTTCAAGACGTATCGGCCATCGGGCACATAAACGCCGAAGCCCTTGGACGCTGCGAAATCGATGGCCGCCTGGAACGCCTGGAAATTGTCCGTTCCTTCCCCCAAGGAGTTCGCATCGCCCACCGCGCCGAACTCCCAGACGCTGACCATCTGCCCTAGAGCGTCTTTCAGGGTCTGGGCCACCGCTCCTTCAGCGTCACGCTTGTAGGTGATGACTTCTTGCGCGGCGCCCACGGCAGAAGACGCAGAGTACAGGATCTGTACGTTGTTCTTGGTTGTTACTTGAAGGGAAAAGAGCCCGCGCGTGTAGACGTTGGCCGGCGTGCCGTTGCGCGCGATATAGCCGTTCAGGGTGCGAAGCGGCTGTGCCGCAGGAATAGTGCCGGCCTCGTCCCAGTAGATCGGAATGGGCGAAGTCTGAGGATTCTGTGATTGCTTGCCAACATAAACGAACCCCTGATCCAAGGGCAGGCCATTCAAGTCGAAGAATTGCGGGAGGGGAGCGGCGATTGCGAGCATTTCAGTCCTGAGTTAAGGTGTTCCGGGCTGACGGAGGGCGGCGGAAACGCGGTTGCGGATCTTCTTGTCCTTGACATTTTTAACAAGAAGTTTAAGACCGCTGGCGATGGGTAAGGGAAGTCCAGCCGAGCTACTGACGCCCATATCCAGTGCAGCGAGGAGAATACTGGCCGTGTTGCTAGTATTCACCGACCCGGGAGGTGCGGTGTAGACGTGCTTCGCCAAATCATTAATGGCACGCATCTGCTCTGCGCCCTTGCGCCCAAACACGAAGTCAAGCTTCCCGTCTTTGTCCAGTTCCTTGATGGCCTTATCAAGACCAGCAGGCGAAATAACTCGATTACCCCGGCTATCCGTCGCAACACTTTTGGCCGCTTGATCGCGGATGTAGGCAACAGTCTGACCTTGCAGTTCTTTCCATGCCTGCTTGCCTTCAGGCCCCTCCGTCTGGAGAACCTTGCGGACGGTGCGAACATCATCCAAAGAGCCGCGCAGAATGGAGTGGTCGAAGATATCTTCAAAAGCCACCTGACGGTCATTGCTGCCGCGCTTGGTTTCGAGAAGGCGCGCGATTACGCCCCGATTCTCATACTGGTTGGCGTAGTTTTCGCGGGCGCGGCGTGCCATCCGATACAGGGGGCCGGCGACGGGCTCAGTCTGAGCATCAATGAGTTTCTTCAAAACGGTCGCTTGCCGGATGTCGGTCTTCTCGTAGCCCGTGGCTTCGTTGATTGCGGAGCGCCATGACTCCATGTTGGCAATGGTTGCGCGTGGGTTGGCGACAAGTTGTCCATCTTCGAGGGTAGCCACACCCAAACGCACCGCGTACTGGCGCGCAGCGTCTGCGACGGCTGTAGAGGGGAGCCCCGTAGGCTGTTCATTGATGAACTGGAGCGGCGTCGAGGTCATCGCCTGCTCACCTTCGCCAATCGTCACGGGGAGGTTTTGGTCAACTGTTGCACGGGCTTCAGGCGAGCGACGGGCAGCGGCGTACTTGACGTTGATTTCAGTTTTGTCCCTCTTGGCCTTGGCGACGAGAACCTTATCCACTGTCGCGCCTGCTGCTCTAAGGCTTGGTGCTTCCGCGCCAGTCTGGTCAACCCATGCGTCGAAGTTGCGCAAGATATTCTGGTTCTGCTCCTCGTAGGCAGATCGCAGGGGGGCACCCAATTCGGGATTCTTCGCGGTCTCGCGTTCAAACTGTTGTTGAGAAAAGTCGCGTGTTGCCTGCCCTTCGGTCAGCTTGATCGGCACAGGCAACTCATCGGCCTGCATACGGCGGACGGTGGACATATCCACGCCAGCCGCACCGACGCTACCCATCGTGCCTGGCGTTGGCGCCTTCGTGGGGCTGCGGCCCATCGTCTGCGAGATCTGACCAGGCACAGCCCCGACAGCCTGTCGAGCGCGTTGCATGGCAGGGGCCACAGCCTCCGCCACAGGAGCCATCGCGCCTTGCACAGCATCAACCACGGGGGCAGCAGCGGAGCGCGCAGCAGAAGGGATTGAAGTGTTGCCGGGCCGGGCTGCTCTTGCGGCATTCCCGATCATCGCCATTTCGCCTGACAGGCCGGCGATAGGCAAGGCTTGAGCCATCGCGCCGCCGACCGTCTCGGTGTACTCCTGACCCGTGGTCGTGCGGGGTGCATAGGTCAGGTTGGCCGACTGCTCCATCGCGGACTGCTCAATCATCCGCATGGCCTCTGGCGTGCCAAACGAGCCATCCCTGATCGCTTGAGCCATGCCGCCGACCGTGCCACGCACCATGCCAAGAGTACCGCCGACAGCACCAGTAGCCATAGCGAGGCCGGCTTCTCCTGCGCCGACGAACTTGTCGCCCAAGGATGGCTCGGGCTGTTGTGGGGGCGGCACCACCGTCTCACCATTTTGACCAGGGATCTGCCCCGGATTCTGCTGAGCCTCCATCCACTTCTTGAAATCGTTGGCGAACGGGTCGGCTTGGGGCGACTTCGCTTCAGATTGAGCGGGTGCCACAGGCGCGGCAGAAACGGCCGGATTCGCCTTCATAAAGGCAACGAAATCTTTGCTGAAAGTGTCGTCGCCAATCTTCCGCTGGCCAACCATGACGCGATTGATATAGGCATTGGTGGTTTTCCCCCAATTGGAGCGATCAAGGCCACCGATATACTCGCCAACCGCTTGAGCCGGGTCGTTGTTGTTGCGCTTCAAGCCCTCTTTGAGCAGCAGTCCTGCGGCCTCTGAAGCGTTCTCTGGGTTCAGCAGGGGATCAATGCCATATTTTTTGATGATGGCTTGGCGAGTCTGTGGAATAAATTGATACGGACTTTGGGCGCCTGCTTCGCTGATTTGGTCGTTGTTTGACTTCTCGCCATTCAGTCGAATAGACGACAGAAGGCCAACCGGCAGACCCAGCTTCTCCTCCGTCTTCGCGTCAAGGACCGCGTACAAAGGATCGCGGTGCGAGTTCGGGAATTCTTTAGCCACCCTTAGCGCCCTCCCGCCTGCCCTTGGCTTTGCATGAAGCGGATCACATCGGCGCGGCTTGCGCCAGGCATTGCGGCCATCGCACGATTAATGCGGCCTTCGTCGATGACGCCATACCGGGGATCGCGCTGAACGAACGCACCGCCCGACTCTGGCAGTTTGCCGCTGGCGACGGCTTTGGCTTGCGCCTTGTTCAGCGTCGTCTCAATAACGCCCAGTGCGGTCTTGAATGACTTGGCCGATTGGTCGAGGCTAAGGCTTGCCACCGCAGCGCCGATCTTGTCGCCTTCAGCGTTCGACAGTGCTCCCATGCCCTGCATCTGTTTGATGCCAGTCAGAAACTGCTGAGACTTCACCGTCTCGACCATCGCTTCAATGTCCTTGCGGGACGAACCTGTGATGAAGCTGTTGAGTGTGCCCGTCACCGTGCCGACCATCTGATCAATCGCCGGGTGCTTGGCGAGCGCCTGAACCGAAGTCAGCGAAGCATTGATGGTGTCGCTCTGATCCTGCGCTGCCATCCCAGCAGCCGTTTTCTTCTCGGCTTGGGCGGACGCTAATTTGTCACGCTCAAGTTGCAGCTTGTTGCGTTCTTCAATGAGCTGCCCGCGTTGGGTCTCGCTGTTGGCCTGCTTGATCTGGACGTCCAGTTCTGCGATGCGTTGGCCTGCCGCACGATCCTGAATCGTGCTTTCGATGTTGGCGTTCTCTAAGCCAACACGGGTAGGAGCATTGACAGCCTCCACCGATTTGATGCCAGCCTCTGCCTGCGTCTTGACGGCTTCAGCTTGGGTCTTGGCAAGCTCTGCCGGCGCTTTCTCGGAGGCTCTTTGCTCCGCTCCCATCGTGGAAGCGCCAGTGATCAGTTTGTCCCCGCCTGGAATGCTGGCGAGCATCATGCCGACCGTCGCTCGGGCGAATTCGGGGTGGGCCGTGATCGTCTGTGCTTGGGCCTTGAGGGCGTCGATTTCCTGCTTGGGTGCGCCCGCTGCCTCTAACGCTGTCGCCCGATCCGTGAGTTTCTGAGCAGCCAAGTCGGGGCGCCCACTGGAGACTGCCGAGTAGACCTGCCCGTAGTCGCGGAGCTGTCCCTGCTGTTGGTCGGAGCTTTTCATCTCCCACGACTGCTTGAGTTGATCCTTCAGGCCAGGCACCAAGAGAGACGCATTGGCGTAGTCGGAGGCCGTTGCGTTCTTGTTGCTGATCAGGGAGTTCAGCACCTTGGACTGCATGTCACGCTGAGCAAGAGCCTGTTGCTGAGCGACCTGATAGGCCTCTTGCTGCTGAACGTCACTGCGGATCGCCGCGCCGCCTTGATAGCCCTGAAGCACCGCCTGAAACGGGCTTTGGACTTGGCTTGTGTAGTCGATTGGTCCCATATCGTCCTCAGAACACCGCAGGGTTGGAGAACTGCGAGCCAAAACCCGTTGTCCCAGCCCCGAAGGTCGGGCTGGTGGGCGCGATCCCGGTGGAAGCACTGCCGCCGAAGCCGCCAAAACCGGCGAAGTTGGAGCCGAATCCACCTGCGATGGTGCCCAGGCCCTGCGCATATCCACCAATGGCCTGTGCGTCAGCCCTGCCGCCAGCGATTGCGGCCCCAGCTTGTGCGGCGCCCTGCTGTTGGTACAGGTTGGAAATGTTGTTGCCCGTCTGCATGCCGGCGTTACCGACACCCGCAGCAGCGTTCTGACTCATGCTGGTCAGCCCGCTCAGATTGGAATACTGTTGTTGGATCTGCTGAGCAAGCAATGCGGGACTGAACTGAGCGAGAGCGCCTTGGATGTTGCCGCCCCTTAGCCCGCCCGTGGCCGCCGCGTTTTGGCGAATCGAGTTCTCGCCTTGAGACAACAGGCTTTGAAATCCAACCGAGTTCTGAATGCCATTGATCGCAGCTTGTTGCGCGCCGCCCCCATTCAGTCCGATGAGAGATTGCTGCGCAGAAAGAGAGCCGACCGTAGCACCCGGACGGTTTTCATACCTGCCGAGATTTTGGAAGTGCTCATCAGGATGCTGCGAATAGTAGGGATCAGAAGCAACATCGGGGTTCGCTGCCAAGTATTGCTGAGCGTTGAAGCTGCCGGTTCCTGCTTGAACATACGGATTGAGCAGTGACCGAATCTCGTCAAACTGCCTAGCTTGCTCGTTAATGCCTGCTTGAGCTGAGTCCGACTGTGCGGCTGATGCGCGATCCGCCGCAGCGGCTTGTTTCTTTCCTGCTGCGCTAGAAGCAACTCCGCCTACGACGGCGCTCCCCACCACTGCTGCTGCAACCATGATCAATCCTTGAGAATCTTTGCGTACAGGCGTTCGACGGGCTTGTACCCCAGCCGCTCAAACAGCGGCCCTTGGTCTAGATGCAACTTGGTTGCGGTAAACAGCTTGCGCACGCCGATGGCCTTCAATTCGCGCTCAACGGCCTGGAACATGCGAAGGCCAGTGACGCCGTGCCGGCGCTCGGGAGCGATCCAGTAGACATCGGTGATGCCGTGCAGCGTGGACTTGTAGTGAAGGTGACCGGAGACGATGGCGACGTGATAGCCGACCAACTTCCCCTCTTGGCGCACGGTCAGGATGTGCAGCGCGCCCGACTCGTCAAGGGCGTCGTATTGATCGTGGTCGATGTCTAACGGGACATCGGCATGGTTCAGTGCGATCTCGCGCCAATGCCGAGTCAGCAAGGGGAGCATTTCACCTTTGAGATCGCGCCAACGCTCGACAGCGTACTCGCTCATTTGGACACCCTTGCATCCATGACCAGATGAATGCGGTCCGTGTCTGAGCGGTTGATGATCTCGTGTTCAAGCGCATTGTTGAACCAGAAGATTGAGCCAGTTTCCCAGTAGGCCTCCTCGTGTTCCGAGCGGAACGAAACGCCTGGCTGGCTTTGCAAGACGATGTGGAAGCGGCTGTAATACTTGACGTGTTCGGGGGTGTCCGCGTGCGGATAGATGCGTCCGCCCGGGGCAATGCGGTTGATCATCACGCGACCAAGCCGCTCGCCGCCGACAGCAGCAAACGTGCTCATCACCAAGGGGCGGGCCTCGGTCAGCACTGCATAGGCGGGCTGATCCTTGTTCTCGTGCTGGTCGTAGCCGGGAAGCTTGTTCTGCTTGTAGAGTTCGACCTGTTCTTCCGTGAAGTCCTTGGGACGATCAGGGAAGCGCAACATGATGGAATCGATCTCGCCGAATGGCCCTTGCGCATAGTCGCGGAGGAAGGTGTCGGCTTTCCATAGTTCGGGGCGACGCTGGATCGCCAGCATAAGAGGCGTGACGTTGACGCCCGTGGCGAGTCGTTGGAAGTTGCGCATGCAGGTCTACTCTCTTTCGAGGAAGTCGCCCCGCTGGCAGGCTTTCGGCTCAGCTAACCGGAACACGGCTCGCGCGAGTTTAGCCGAAAACTATCGAAATGTTAACTGTCATAGCTTGTATGCACCGATAAGGGGTGCTGCATCGGCCACAACCGGGACCGTCATGCGTTTGTTGGCCGCGAAATCGGACGAGGCAGATACGCCTCTTACGCTTGCTGAACCAGAACTCGTCCGAATAGGCACTTGAGCGTCTGTAAAGTCAGTCCACCAGATCGTGAACAAGGCTTGCGTGTCGGGATTCGCTCGGGTTGCACCTGACGCGGTGCTTCCTATCGTCCCGCCATTGGCCCTCACCCATCCTGCGGGGAAGGAAGCGGCCGCACGTTGCCTGAAGTCACCAGTCAAGACCGCAACATCGATGCCGAGAGCCGTTCGAGCGCCTGCCGCCGTCGTGGCGCCTGTGCCGCCATGAGAGATATCGAGCGTACCGCCCATCTCGCCTATGTCTAGTTCGGACTCTTTGACTCTGATCGTTACCGTGTTTGGGGTGACCTCGTCAACAAGCTCTATCCCTTCGTCACCAAGCAGCCGCCGGGAGTTATCAAGTTCGCCTTCTGCGTTGAAGACAACATAGGAGCGGTTTTGCAGGAGATCAGCGAGATCCGAGGCGGCTTGTGCGATGGCCCTGATCTCATCGGCATTGCCAGGTAGCGCCTCCTCCACGTTGCTCTGCAAGTTCTCGAACTTGCGAATCGTGGCGGGGCTACGGATGAACTCGGCCAACTCCGACCGGCTGATTGTTTGCTGTTTGACGGGGACTGTAGCCATCACGCAAGCGGCTCTACAGCCATGTCCAGACGAATAAAAGAGAGGTGAGCGTCCGACGTCCCCCTGAAACTCTGGATTCGCCAGTTGCGCATGTGTCCAAACCTACGCCAAGCGAGGCGCTTGTCTCGTTCGCCGAGCTTTCCTGCCTTGATGGGGCGTTCTGCGCTCCAAGTCCGTCCGTCCACGGAATAGGACGACCAGATCACGGGATCATCCCCAAACGCCGCATTGCCGGGGAGGCCCACAAGCTCGACCTCATGGACGATTGCGCCTTTTCCCTCGTTGTAAAGCGCAGAGACACCGAAATTCCACCCGTTGACCTCGCCATAGTGGCTGGACACGGACTCTGTCAGTTCGCAGAGTCGCTTGTTGTCTGGATCGCCGCCAA